CACAAACATTTACACCAAGTACTGGTCCATCAGGTCGTGCATGTAAGCATGGTGAGATGACTAAACGTACTGGTGCTGGTGCTAAGGGACCATGGAAAGCGTTTATGTGTCCATCACCTAAGGGAACTCCAGATCAATGTGAGCCAGTATGGATCCGACGTACTGATTCTGAGTGGAATTCCTTTTAATGTTAAAAAAGATATTAATCTCAATTCTAATTATTAGTATAGCGTTTGCTGTAATTACATACTTAGGGGAGTAAATGAGAACTTTAGCCCGTGCCGTAGGCAGTAAGGATATTGGTGGTGAACCTCTACCATCAGTATTTCGTACCTTTGATGTCAATAAAATTGTCATTAGACGGGCAGAAGTATCTATGATTGCTGGCACTCCAGGGGCAGGTAAATCAACACTTGCCCTTGCGATTGCCTTAAGATCTAAAGTGCCAACGCTTTATATAAGCGCAGATACTAATGCTCATACAATGGCTATGCGTCTGCTATCAATGATTTCTGGTCAATCACAATCCGTGACTGAACAGATGCTCATAGAAAATGTTGATGAATCACGGAAAACAATCAACGAAAACTCAGGACATATCTTCTGGTCATTTGAATCAGCACCTTCATTGGTTGATTTAGATATGGAAGTATCTGCTTTTGAGGAACTATGGGGTTGTCCACCAACCTTAATCGTCGTCGATAACCTAATGGATATTGCTAACGATGGTGGTGAAGAGTTCGCAGGAATGCGTTCTACAATTAAAGAACTGAAATATCTTGCAAGAGATACTAATGCTGCGGTTCTTGTCCTTCATCATACGAAGGAATCTTACCCTGGTAATCCGTGCCAGCCTAGATCAGCATTACAAGGAATGGTTGCACAACTGCCAGCCTTGATATGTACAGTTGGAACAAATGCTCCTGGATATATTGCTGTCGCACCTGTTAAAAACAGATACGGCAAAGCAGATCCAAGTGGAGATACTTCGTTTTGGCTACAATTTAATCCTGAAGTGATGGAAGTTTCCGATATCCCCGAAAGAATATGAGTGCTAGGGATATCTGGGAATTAAACCCAGACTATAAAGATTCCATGGACATTCGTGGTAAACCTACCAAAATATGTCCGTGTGGTTCTTTTATCTGGAAACTACTCGTCGAATGGGATGACGATAGTGATACAATAAGTTCATACTTTATCGATATGGAGTGTGCTGTCTGTGGGACAAAGGCAACAGCCCCAACAGAGGAGAGACTATGAAGAAAAACAACCTGAAATACATATTAATGTGTTTTGTGGTCTTTGCGGGTACATGGCATCAACCTGCGGTTGCGTCTATTATGGGCGTAATCCATATGAGCCCGACTTGTAAAGATTTTCATATGACAATTAGCCAGAGTAAAAAACTTGCTAAGAGTTATGCACTTATGAAAGTAAAACAAATAGGTTGGAATGACCGAGAGTGGAAAGCATTACTTACTCTTTGGACTAAAGAATCTCGCTGGGATTACACAGCAGATAACCCAAAGTCTACAGCGTATGGCATACCCCAAATGCTCAATATGCCTGAAGATACACCCTTGACAAAGCAAGTGGATTTGGGCTTGAAGTACATCAAAAAGCGGTATAAAACGCCTACTTTGGCGCTTCAGCACCACTTACGAAAGGGTTGGTACTAAGACTAAATGGCTAACAAGAATGGTCGCAAAGGATCTTTATTTGAAACAACTGTATTAAAATGGTTGCGTTCTAAAAATGTGGTAGCCGAAAGGCTAACTAAGGCTGGGGCTAAAGACGAAGGCGACATTGTTGTTATGGCCAATGGTAAAACTTATATCCTGGAACTCAAGGCGACTAAAGCACTCAAGTTGCCTGAGTTCTGGAATGAGGCAGTTGTAGAAGCAAAGCATTACGCAGAGGCTCGTTCAATTAGCGAGGTACCACCTTCTTATGTTATTATTAAACGTAGGATGGCGGGAATAAATCAGGCATGGGTGGTGGAAGATTTTGACCAATGGATCAAGAAAGTCACAACGTGTAAATGCGTTACCGATTAAGGAAATATTAGAACACTATGGAGCAAAAGTACCTGAACGAAGTGGATGGTCATCAATCAGATGTCCCTTCCACGATGACACCCATAAGTCAGCAACCGTCAGTACTAGAGAAAATGTATTTTGTTGTTTCGCCTGTCAAGTTAAGGGAGACACTTACAGAATTATTATGGACAGGGAAGGATTAAAGTTTCATGAAGCAATCAAGTTCGCAGAGAGAATCACTGGGAAAAGCAGCAAAGTATTACGCAGCAGCAATTCACGAAGCGGAGGATTACCTCGCAGAACGGGGAATTACTCTGGAAGTAGCGAAGAAAGTGGGATTGGGCGTCGTGCTCGATCCAGTTACGGGGCATGAACAATATGAAAATCGTCTCTCTATTCCGTATATTACGCGTACGGGTGTGGTTGACCTCAGGTTCAGATCAATGGATTCCCAAGAACCGAAATATATGGGCTTGGCTGGTGCAAACACACATCTCTTCAATACGAGGGCTTTTTTCAAAGCGTCGTCATACATTTGTATATGTGAAGGTGAGATTGACACGATCACGTTGGATTATGTTTGTGGTTTACCTGCGGTTGGGGTCCCTGGCGTGAATAACTGGAAGAAACATTACACTAAATTGTTAGCAGATTTTGATAAAGTCTTTATGTTTGCTGATGGAGATCAGGCTGGTCATGATTTCTCTAAGTCATTAACTCGTGAACTTGGTAATGTAATTACTGTTCAGATGCCTGAGGGCGAAGATGTTAACTCTATGTATCTAAAGCATGGGGCTGATTACTTTAGACAAAAGGTGGCTAACTCACAATGACCGTTTTAATTCCATCTGATAAAGGCTTTGAGTGTGGAGATTGTGACTTCATAACTGATGACGTATTCCTATTCTTAGAGCATTGTGATGTATCTTTTTCTTGGGGTATACGTTTAAGCAATAGATATACCCTTGATTTATTTGCTGTATTAGAGGCAATCAATCAGCAGTTAAAGAATGGTCATACTGAATGTGCTATTGACTTGCTTCAGTCTATAACATTGTCTTTGGTTAATGCTTCTGAGGGAGAACAATCGTTTCATAAGTTTGTAAATGAAGTAAAGACTGTTGAACTGGCAACAGACTTGATGCAAGGCATAGAGGAGATGCTAAAAAAAGATGAAAAACCTAACGACACTAAAGAATAGTATTCCAGATCCTAGTGATTTTGAGATAGCAGTATGGGAAACAGTTGAGGAATTAGTTGAGTTATTGCTTTCTAAGCATAAAGATTACGGCCCAAAGAATATAGCAAGTGCTCCTGGCGGTGCTATAAATGGACTAAGAGTTCGGATACATGACAAAACTGCACGTATAAATAACTTATATGACAGCATCAGAGACATGGCACCCGAGCATGAATCCTTTGAGGATTCGTTCAAAGACCTAGCAAACTATGCTATAATTGCATTGTTGGTACTGAGAGGAAAATGGGATAAATGATAAAATATCTACTTGCAAAACCATTTGAATTGCTCATGCGTGCATCTTATAAGATTCATCTAACGCTTGATGGCAATAGTGACTGGTATTGTATAAGACAAGATGAGTTAGATTTCATAGTTGATGAGGCTATTTCAGAAGGTAGTTTCTCTATAATCTCTATGGATAATGATCTAACCTGTGAGTGTGACTGCATATGAAAATATTCGGACCTTACAAAGGAAGTAAACAAAACGGTGGTCGTCCTATCTACGTAATTAAACGTAAGAAAAAAGACGGCACTACTGAAACTACATCTACCAATAAAGCACGTCTTGATTACAAGAAGGCTACTGGTAAGAAGTTAAAACGTAACCAAGAAGTAGATCACAAAGATAATGGTGGTCGTGCAGGTAGAGATGGAATATCTAACCTACGGGTTCTATCTAAAAAGAAAAACGTGGGACTAGAGAATAAGAGACGAGCAAAGAAAAAATGAGTAAAGCAATCGTTGTTATCTCAGACTTGCAAAGCCCGTTCCATGATGTAGATGCGGTCAATGCAGTCAAGAAATTTATCTATGCTTATCAACCTGATTCCGTAGTATCGGTGGGAGATGAAATAGATTTCCAGAGTATCAGTCGTTGGGCAAAGGGGACTGAACTTGAGTGGGAAAGATCAATAGGTAAAGATAGAGATACAACTGTAAAAATCCTTGAGCAATTAACTGTTGATACTATTGTACGTAGCAACCATTCAGATAGATTGTTCAATAAGATACGCTCATCTGCTCCCGGTTTCTTAGGATTACCAGAGTTAGAGATTGAAAAGTTTCTTAAGTTAGATGAACTTGGTATCACTTATTACCATGGACCTGTTGAGATTGCACCTAACTGGTTGTTAATGCATGGTGATGAAGGAAATGTTCAACCGACAGCAGGGGCTACTGCTCTTGGACTCGCAAAGCGAAGTGGAATGTCTGTCGTGTGTGGACACACTCATCGTATGGGATTGGCTCATTACACTCAAGCATGGGCTAATGGATCTCGTGCTGTATGGGGTATGGAAGTCGGACATCTCATGAATATTAAACATGCTAAATACATAAAGGCAGGACTATTCACTTGGCAACAAGGGTTTGGTATCTTGCATGTAGACGGAAAGAATGTAACTCCCCAAATTGTGCCTATTATCAAAAATAGTTTTACAGTTGAGGGCAAAACATGGCGATGGTAAAAAGATTTATCGAAGACTACGAGGGGGTTGTTGGCTCTATTGCCTATGAATTCTCTCGTAAGTATCGGATGGTAGATGTAGATGACTTACGCCAAGAGTTATGGGTATGGTTTCTTACACACCCAAATAAGGTTAAGTTCTGGCATGACCAACATGATAGGAAACAATCAACCAAACTTGTAGCAAGATCTTTACGTAATGCTGCTAAGGATTATTGTCAAAAAGAGAAGGCTAAGTCTGTTGGTTTCCGTGTAGAAGATAACTATTACTATGATAAAAACATGCTAGAATCGCTTATTCCTGCTGTTTTAACAGGCAATAGGGAAGCGCCAGCGATGAATGACCTTAGCATATCTAACGTGAAGAAGGTCGCATCTGAGGGTAATAACTGGCCCGCGATATGTTCTGATATTGAGAAAGCAATCAGTAAGTTAAACAAGGAACAGCGAGATATTGTGATCTTGCGTTACGCGAGTGGGCTTGAGTTAGGTGCGATAGCATCAGAGTTATCCATCTCTCAAGACGCTGTTCGTATGCGTGTTAATAGAGCATTAAAAACTATGTTAAACTATCTAGGTGGAAACTATCCACGCAAGGAACGGGACTATACAGAGGAGGAAATAAGTGGAGAACTCGATCAAACCAGTATCGACGGAAACGATAACGAAAACATTCCAGACGATACAGACGTATCTGAAGAATGATGAGTGGGTTAAGACGCAAGACGAAGATTTAATTGATGCTTTACGCATGACCCAAGATGTTATCGAGGCTGTATCACAGCAGATATTTATTTTCTTAGATTGCTTTGAGCAATACGGCAGAGCATTAGAGCAAACTATGCGTATACCAGCGTTTGATGTTCCGTCTGACAGCAAGGTATCTACTGAACCGACACAAACTTTTTCGAGTGTGAGCCTCGCGTGATATGCGTAGCGTGCCAAGAGGCGGGCAACATGAACGCGTATGGGCGTGAGCAATTAGCACACGAAAGGCATCAGGATTGTGAATACGCGGATTGCGTGTGTCAGCATAAGGTAGGTAATTGGATATTAAAAAAGCCCCCACGCAAGGACACGTAGGGGCTTCTATGTGTGGTATTAGGCAGATACCACTTGCTTAATTTCTGTGCTATTTACGTGAAAGTAATCACGTAATTTATGGTCTATTAGATTTTGTACATTGTTGATACTCTCGTAATGTACATCATCTCGCGTAGTAAGTTCCACGCGTAATACATATTTCTCACTCATATTTTCTCCTTTCCTATCTCGTCTACGATTAGCATGAGCGTGCTGTCTATACACGCCCACATATCTCTGTCAGCCATAAGGATACGCTTGGCCTTAGTCCACTCAGGCTTAGTTAATTCACGCCCGATAAGACCAACCAATTCCTCTTTACGCAAGAGATGAACTACATCTCCGTATGGGATATTCATTAGTCCAACCTTTCCACTTCGAGTACACGCTGAACTTCAGCCTCGTCTAATGAGTACACGTTCCACTCATCAACTGCGTCAATGGCTAAGTCTACGGCTTTTTCTGCGCCATCACACGTAAAGTCTTGATAGACAACAACCAAGCACTTAGCCTTCACACGCCACCTTCCGTACTCACTCATTTATTCCACCTCTTTCACAATAGCATGCGTGGCACGCAGGGATATTATCCTGTATACCAGCATCACGTAGATTACCACAATAGCGACATTTCATAGCGCCACCGATAGTATCGTACCTATCACTCCGAGTATGGCAAACGTGAGCCAACCCATGAAGCGTAATTGTTCCCACACAGTTTCTTGTGTGAACTTGTCATCATAGTCATACATTATCCCACTCGCTTTCATCTTGCGTTCTTGGTTTTATATCTATGTCTAGCGGATTATCGTATGAGAAAGTTAAACTGGTAGTTTTAATACCTCTCACACGTTGTTCCTGTGCGCGTTCATACTTGTCCATGTTTGCCCATATCCCTTCCAAGTCTGTCCATTGTAAGGAATACTCTAGGCACTCATCAAACGCGGGACAATCTAAGCAAGTGTTTCTAGCACGCATGGCTTCAGGCGTGTACGAGTATCTAAATCTAATACCCGTACGACTTCCGTCTGATAGATTAAACTCAGGAAACCAATCATCAGGCGTAGTGCTACCCGTACATAATGCTTCCTTCTTAAACTTAGGGAAAGTCATAACATACCACCTTTCATTAGGAATACGCGGTAAGCGCACTCAGGTTTATCGCCAACGCAAGGTACGTGGCGACGAGAGCCACACGAAGCACATGGGTACTCGTATGGATTATCCATATCAAACATATCGCTAGGCAGGGGAGAATACCTAGCGGTAGTTTTTTTAGTGCTTGGCGAGTAAGTTATCTTTACGCGTATCGGGCCGTCAATTTCCCAGCCTTCCTCAACGTGAAAGTACTCGCCAGCATTAAGCATGACAGTAGCGGTTTCATTACCAGTACGAGTGGTTTTCCACTCGATAGTATCCCACTCACTAACCTTCTTGCGTAGTGTATGTGTATCCACTTAGCACTCCTATCTTTGACATGCCACACGAGTAGCAATAGTTTCTTTCCACGTTGTAATCGTGTACTGGAACCCATATGGGTACATCACACTTGTAGCAACGTGTGTCGATACACTTAGCGGTTCGCATCAGATAACTCCTTCTCGTGTCCGATTTGTCCAGCCTGTTGGCGATACGTGTGCGCTCTTTGTAGCCACCTGCTTGCGTCTACCATTTTGCGCTCAGCAAGCGCTAACTCATAGTGCTTGTAGCACATATCAGCCATGCTTGCGTATGCCCTTGCGGGTGGTCGTTTTGCTATGCGTTTCATATTAGCCCCCATGCTGTTTGGTATGCTTGGTCATCAAGCGCCTTGCTTGTTTTCTTGTAGCACATGCAACCATCTGAAGCCATGTCGCACCATTGACACACTAGACACATTGGACACGTAGCATCTGTGTCCATGCGTTGCTCATCTATCAACGCGTTGCATGCCACGCAAGGGAATAAACCTTCCGCAGTATCGTAAGCATCATACGTGTAAGGTGGGTAAAAACTGTCATAGGATTTACTGGGTATCCAGCGTGAGTATCCGTAGTCAGCCTTACAACTATCGTTAGACCACCACACTTTACTCTCGTCCTCTTGCCCCTTGTCTGCGTGTAGCAAGTACATCTGATACTCAGCCTTAGGGTCAACAGTTAACACGCACAACTTAGAGCCTGACGTGTACTCCTCTATCATGTTGTACATGTGAGGATTATCTAATGCACTAACACCGCCCATTTGCGCAAGGACATCTTCCGTAAATATGCGTGTGTCTGAACGTGTATCACCTGCGGGTATATCTATCGGTAATACTCCGTTGTGTGCCAGCACAGTTTGGTCATCTACCACGTAAAACGGGTGGCAGTTAGCCAAGTTAGTAGTGCCATGCGTTGCGTATCTTGCGTGCCATAAAGCGTAGTCATCAGGATACTTAGCACGCATCTCGAGGAAGCGATTAACCGCATCATCAGGGTTCATTGTGTGCTCTACGAGAATACGCTTCTCGCTTGAGATGACAATGGCAAAGCCAAAGCCATCAGGATTATTTATCGCGGAATACATCAACTTATCACGCGAAGGTAATACATTAGGCGGAACTACGCATAACATACACATTAGTTTTCCTCACTTTCATATTCTCTCGTGTTTGAATACTCGAGAGTACTTAGCGCGATTTGCGCAAAGTTTTCATACTTGTCCTTGTTATCTAGTACGTATCCCATGAAGCGTATCCAACCTAACTGGGTGTCCTTTGGATTTATCTTCATGTTGCGTGTGTACTCAATGGCTGAGTGCAGGAACTCTACCGCTGATAACACACGAGTAGGCTTGAGTGAACCTCTAAACACTCGAACCTCTAGCGTGTGGTCGTTCTGTGAGTTAATCGCCTCGTATCTGTCGGCTGTGTGTCCGAACTTAACCTTTGGTACGAGTGCGCCTTTATCATTAAATCGTGCGAAGGCGCTTGTACGCCCTGCTATTGCACGAACTTGTGTGCCGTTGTCATAGATGAGTTTCTGAAATCTCAACTCGTGAGCCTCATCATGCTTGCCATGTTTGCGGAAAGCCGTACGTGATATATGTACGTGTAATCCACATGTATTTGTATCCCATGAACGGAAACCCTTCATGCGTAATCTGTTCATGAAACTCAAGTCGAGTTTTTTAATCTCGTCAAATGAGTGTGGGTGAGATACTATCTCGAAGCCGTTGTCGAGTGAGCCATCACGCTTGAGATATACACGCTTGCCTAGTGTGTCTAGCACTAACTCAGCGCCATTTTCACAGCCCCAACCACGTTCGTCCTCGACCTCTAACTCGAAGCCGAAGTAGTAGTCATCTAAGCCGTAGAATTGCGGAGTAGGCTTGTATGAGTACTCGTAAATCAGGCTGTCTGCTTCACGATAACACTCATGCTCTCCGTCCTCGTGCATTGTGTATCCGCAATCATCACAATCCCAACCGCTATCGTAGCAATCGGTACACAACTCTCTATCCCGTAATTCTGAGTAGTGAGTTTCTGTGAACATGCGATTACACCAGCCACACTCGGTAATCTCGCCAGCATCATCATACCTGACATAGCAGGCATAACACACGCGGTTTCTATCTACTGTATACGTAGTGCCATGTATGAGCATTATGTTATTACACTCGCAAGTGTATGAGCAGTTAGCGTGTACTATGTACTCCTCTCCGTCATCATCTTGCGCCTTAACTCCTACGCATTGACGAGGGTATACACGTAAATCACTCTCCTCGAATATGTAAGAATTACAACCATCACACATGGCTCGTGTGGTGTCATTTTTAGGCATATGCTCAAACGGCATGAGTAAGTCATACAACTTAGACGTGCTGTAATTTGCGAACGTTTCATACATGTGCTCGAAGTCAGACATACCAAGCGTATGTTCCAACACCTTGCTACGTGTACATCTTTCGCAACGTGGCTCGGATAGTGAGTACGCATCAGACCCTTCCATGAAGGTTATTACCTGAAGCATACGTCCACCACGTCCACAATTACACATACCCCACCCACTCTGCTCGATATAGGTGTGGTTTAGTTTATCGCGTAATTCTTGCGATAATCTTTCGTACCATGAGTGCGTTTCTATCTCACGATAGTAGCCAGCAAACGTACCCTCGTTAGGGGGTATCCGTGTGTTAGGCATTTTTCTCCTTTCCTTCGCTTACGTATAGAGCAAACATATCTCTCATGCTTTGATTTTTAAGGTCTTCACCTGTAAATATGTTTGCTATACGGAAAGCATCATCTCGGGTATCGCACTTAATCGTGCCTTCTATCCAAGTGCTACTGCCGTATTTAGGCTTGATGGGAACTAAAAACCACTCCCCATGCTTGTGCGTAATAGAGTAATTACCGAAGGTGTACGTGCCTTCGGAAACCATTTCGACTAATTTACGCATGATTTACTTCTTTCCGTTCATCTCACGGATTTGACGTGTGAGTCGAGCATTTTGTAGTGCGGTGGTAGTGATAAGCGTGATACTTAGCGACAACGCGATAATGATTGCTATGCCGTCTGTTATCTCGATATACATGTGGTTCCTTTCGTGTAAGGTAGAAAATCTCCCTCGTCTATGTGAGAAATGGATTAACTCCATATACGAGAGAGAGTTTCTTGGTGATCTTTTGACCACCGAAAACCATCATAGCAGATCGGTTTTTAGCCTCAAAAAAGCCTCAAAAAAAGAAAGAAACCTGTACGTATGATAGAAAATCTAATCAAAAACAGATTGCAAACGAGGGCGTGTGCGTGCTTGTACATTTAGCAGCGAGGTATGTCGTGTGCGTACGCGCTAGATTTCGGCTGTACGTGTGTGCAACAGCGATGTATGTAGCACGCATGCGCTCAGGAGTATCCGCAAAATCGGACAAATCGGACACACGCTTGGCGGAATTGGGAGATGCCACCAACACAAACCCCAAAAGGGGAACGGACAAAATAGGACAAAACGCCCTAGTTTTACGCTCATTTTTGAATTATTGGCTAAATGAGAGTAGAGTTATCTCAATGCTGAAAATCTCAGCAGGAGAAATGGAAAACATGAACGCAGAAATAAAGGAGTTGGTAGATCAATTACCAATTTCTTCAGATGTTCAAAAGTCCATAGCAAACCGCTTGGACAGCGCACTCACTAAAAACGGAAGCGCATCAAGTCGCTTGCGTATGGCTAGCCAATCTATGAACGCACTCGCAAACAAATACGAGGCAGACACAGATGAAAATGGCTACGCGGATTTATTCGCTCGTATATTCGCAATCGCTTCCCAAATTGGCGTGGATAACAAGAAGGACAGCGCCAAGAAAACCACACGCGAAAACTGGCACGATGCAGACAGCGCAGAGGGTCAGGCAATTATCGCCAGCAAAACCAGCAAGCCAAAGCCACGCAAAACTAAGAGCGTGGATACCGCAAACTCAGATGCGTTCATAAATCTGATTGAGGCTTTACCGCTTGACGCGTTGCTCGAGGCTATGAGCAAGGCACGCAGGTAGTCAGCCAACACAAACTAGCCCTCGTGCGCGTATCCCGCGTGCGAGGGTTATTTAATGCCCGAAAATTTCGCCTCGCGTGCTTCGCACGCTCGGGGATAAGGCGCTTACGCGCCTTCTTCGGGCGCACAAAGGTGTCGCTAACGCGACCCCAGTGCTTTAAAGCGCCTGCGGCGCATGTATACACTATCACTTCTAATTTTTTTCACATCATATGAAGTCAGTATTTTATACTACTTTCAAACATAGGGTGTTCGGTTTACTATAGTTGAACGGGTTAGTATATATGTAACCGTAAACGAGCGTGAAGTAAATAGCGAGTTTCTCGGAGCGCTTATTGCGCTCCTCGTTTAGGGGGTAGTGAGGCGCCTAGAGGCGCCGAACGAAGGGGGATCTTTATGGAGGTTATATATGGGGTTTAAAGAAGGCGTTGAGCACCATAGTGTTATAGCACTCCGTGAGGCTAAGGCCAAGGTTATTGATTATGCTAGGCAAGGTCTATCCATTCAGGATGCCATTGTCAGGGCTGGTCGCAAGCCTGATGTCCTGAAGGACTGGAAGAAAGACTCTAAGTTCATGGCTGAACTAGAGAAGGCTAAGGATGAAGGCCAGAGAGCCCTATCCATAGTTTCAGGTGATGCTAAGTTTAAGATTGGCTTTGAGGAGTTCTCAAGGGAGTTCCTAGATAGCCCAATCTTCCCACACCACCAGAACTGGATTGATATCCTTGAGGGACGTCAGCCATCTTGGTTGCATGATGCCATGGTCTATGAGCCAGCCTCTCCTAAGCGCCTACTGATTAACGTACCACCTGAGCATGCTAAGTCTACAGTCATCACAGTCAACTACTGTGTATATCGGATCGCGATGAATCCGAATGTTAAAATTACTATTGTCTCCAAAACCCAAGAGCGTGCTAAAGAGTATCTATACTCAATCAAGCAGCGCCTCAATCATGAACGCTGGTCCAAGATGCAAGCCATCTATGGAAGCGCTGGTGGTTGGAAAGAGGACTCAGACTCTTGGAAGGCTGACCGCATCTATGTGGCTCGTGACTCTACCGAAAAGGATCCTACTGTACAGGCTCTAGGTATCGGTGGTCAAATCACTGGTGCTCGTTCAGATCTAATTATCCTTGATGACGTTGTGACTACTACCAACGCTCATGAGTGGGAGAAGCAACTACTCTGGCTACAGCGAGAAGTTATTACTCGTCTTGGCGATGCTGGTAAGTTGCTTATTGTAGGAACACGTATCGCAGCAAATGATCTTTATCGAGAGATACGTAATCCTGAGCATTGGTCTAGTGGCAAGACACCGTTCACCTATATGAACATGCCAGCAGTACTTGAGTTTGCAGATGACCCCGAGAAGTGGGTTACATTATGGCCTAAGTCCCATATACCTTGGGAGGGCTCTGAGGAAGAGGTTCAACCTGATGAAAATGGGTTATACCCAAAATGGGATGGTCCCGCGCTATTTAGGCGCCGAAGTGAAGTTTCAGCCTCTGCCTGGGCTTTGGTATATCAACAGCAAGACATACAAGAAGACTCTATTTTTCCACCTGGATGTGTTCAAGGCTCCATCAATGGGATGCGTAAACGCGGGCCGTTAAAGCCAGGCGCAGCAGGACATCCTAAAGAACCAGGTTCATACTACACCATCATGGGCTTAGACCCAGCGATGAGCGGTAGGACAGCAGCAGTAGTTATGACTGTAGATCGCATGACGCGTAAACGGTACATACTAGATGTTGAGAATATGAAAGACCCAACTCCTGCTAAGATACAAGAGTTGATTGAGGACTGGTGTACTAAGTACAATCCTCAAGAACTAAGAATTGAGACTAATGCGCATCAGAAGGCTTACGCCTTAGACGCAGATCTAAACTCATATCTAGCCTCTCGAGGCATTAGATTCTCAAGTCAATTCACAGGTAAGAACAAGTGGGACACATCTTTTGGTGTAGCCGCGATGTCTGGTCTATTTGGCACTATGCGAAATAACCTACATCAAGATAATAACCTTATAGAACTTCCCTCACAAGAAGGCTCTGAAGGTATCAAGGCTCTAATACAGCAATTGATTACTTGGAAACCTGATACTCGTGGTCCTACAGACTGCGTGATGGCTTTATGGTTCTGTGAACTAAGAGCAAGAGAAATAGTTAATAACGGAAATATTAATCAGACCCATATTAAAAATAGATGGGCTACCCGTAAACAGATTGATAATCGCTTTACTGTAAATGTAAGTGATTACGAGATGTCTTCATACGAATAGGAAACTAATGTCAGTTAATATTGAGGCTATCGCGCAACGCGTTGATAATCTAAAACTACGCCATGCGTCTAGAGATGCTCGTATGTCAGATATCCTTGCTGTCCGCAAGGGTAGAATGACAGAGGTATTTCCTGATCTATTCCCAGAGGGAATGAACTCAGCCATGGTTGCCAACTTCGTAGATGTTGCAGCCCGTGACTTAGCAGAGGTACTTGCTCCTCTTCCATCTTTTAACTGCTCAACAACTAATACTACTTCAGATCGTGCTAGAGCATTTGCTGATAAGCGCGGTATGATTGCTAATAACTATGTTTACCAATCACGTCTACAATCACAAATGTACTGGGGCGCTGATTGGTATTTCACTTATGGTTTCTTACCTATCCATGTTGAATTAGATTTTGAAACACAACTTCCTCGTATTCGAGTAGAAGACCCAATTGGTGCATATCCTGAATTTGATAGGTTTGGCCGTTGTATATCATATGCTAAACGCTATATGAAAACACTTGGAGAGTTAGCAAATGAGTATCCTGAATATGCTGGTGCAATACTTGGTCAACTTGGCTACAATCAAAATACCAACTCTGTTGTGGAACTTATCCGCTACACAGATAGAAATAACATTGTTCTTTACGTACCTAGCCGTGGCAACTTAATATTAAACGAAGCAAAAAATCCTGTAGGTAAAATGCTTACATTTGTTGCTCGTAAGCCTGGCATTGATGATGAACCACGCGGACAGTTTGATGATGTTTTATATGTACAATTAGCAAGAGCACGTTTTGCTAATCTAGGTATGGAAGCAGCAGAGAAGGCTATTCAAGCCCCTCTAGTTGTTCCTACCGATGTAGTAGATTTGCCTATGGGTCCTGATGCGATTATTCGCACAGCCCAACCGCAAGGCGTAGGTCGAGTAAGACTCGATATACCTAACGCTGCCTTCCAAGAACAACAAGCGCTTCAATCTGAAATGCGTCTTGGTGCTCGTTATCCTGAAGGTAGATCTGGAACAATCGACGCTAGTGTTATCACTGGTCAAGGTGTTCAAGCGCTATTAGGAGCATTTGATTCTCAGATCAAGGCTGGGCAAACGATTCTCGCTGAAACTTTTGAAGAAGTTATTAAGACTTGCTTTGAAGTTGACGAGATGGTGTTTAATACAGAGAAATCAGTTAGAGGTGTCGCACAGGGTACTCCGTACGAGTTAAAGTACACACCAAGCAAAGACATCAAGGGCGACTCTTCAATTGAAGTACGCTATGGATTGATGGCTGGTCTTGACCCATCACGCGCTCTAATTTTCTCTCTGCAAGCACTAGGTGCTGAATTAGTATCTAAAGACTTCATCCGTAGAGAACTTCCTTGGTCCGTTAACGTTACTTTGGAAGAACAACGAATTGAAATTGAAAAGATGCGTTCTAACTTGACCGCTGCTATAACAGCAACTGCGCAAGCAATTCCTGCTATGGCTGCTCAAGGACAAGATCCATCACCAATGATTAAAAATATTGCTGATGTTATTACGCGTACACGTAACGGGGAGAGCATAGAGAATGCTGCGTTAGCCGTGTTTACTCCTCCTGCACCTACTCCGCAGGAGCAACAAATGGCACAGGCGCAGTCTGGAATGATTCCACCAGGTTCACAAGCCCCAGTAGAGCAGGCTCCCCTGTCCCCAGCCACTCCTGGATCCGCTTCTGGTGGAATCCCACAACAAGGCGCACCAGATTTAATGACAATTTTGGCAGGTTTACAAGGACAAGCATAACTAAGTAGGGGACAATGACAGCAATAGTTGGTATTCAGGGTAAAGGTTGGGCTGTCTTAGCAGCAGATTCAATGACAACTTACACCGATAGACCTTATGTGGCTAAAGGTTGTGACAAGATAGTCAAAGTTGGTGAGTATTTAGTAGCAGTAGCAGGTGACGCAACTGCAGGTGATGTGCTTTATAACTTATGGCAACCACCTAAGGTAGTAAAAACACAAGATCCAGATCGTTTTGTAATGATTAGAGTTCTTCCCTCTATAAGACAAGTTCTTGCAGAGGCTGGTTATGACCCAAATCCAGCAAATAAGAAAGATGATGATGCTGGTTGGGATGCTTTAATATGTTTTAATGGAAAGATATATCAAATCTCTGATGATTTTGGTTATATGAGAGATGATAAAGGCTTGTATGGCATTGGTTCTGGTGGATCATTTGCTTTAGGAGCCCTTGCTGCTATGGAAAGTGAATTAAAAGTTCATGCTAAGGCTGCAAGTTCCGCAAAGAAAGCAATTAATATTGCTATTCAGTACAATATTTGGTGTGGCGGGACTGTTAATATAAAAACTCAATTCGCAAGATAGGATATTAAATGAAAAACAGAGATGTTGTAAGTGGAGTAGGAAAAGATGCTAAACGCGTTGATCTAAATCCATCAAATTTAGTATCTGAGCGTGTAAAGAAATTACAAAGAGAAGCAAAAGTTCAGAATGCTACTGGTGGAACATATAGCCAGGCTACTCAATTACAGAATATAGCATCAGGTGCATCTACTGAGATGCCTGAAGTGGCGATGAGTCGTGCTACATTAAATACTGTTGCTCCTAAAGTAAATGCTTCGTTCTTTACTGAGCAAAATCCAAACCCAGGCTTTATTACAGATGGTGCTCCAGGAAATACCCCTGGCCGTCAGCCAGAAGAGTTACCTGCACCTGTTGATGCTCCTGATAATAATGCTCTTATAGCACGTGCTATGTTCATGATGGATCCTACACCTCAAAATCGTAGACTTATGGAATCCTTTATTCAAGAAGGTCGTTAATGGCCGATCCGTTATTAACCTCTTGGACTAAACAAAAGTACACAAGCCTATTTGATGTAGATCCTGTATCAAGTAATTTACCAAACATGGTAGATCAAAAACTTGCAGGTCTAGATCAAGCCACAATACAGAATTTTAATTCGCTTGTAAAGATGTTTCCTAATCAAAGCAAAGATTATTTAATTAGTGCTGCTAAGATTGGTCTTAATTCATCTACAAAAGGCATTGAAAAACTATCAGCCAATGATGGTATCTCTCAGTTAAAACAAGATTTAATTAACGTTGATAATATCAAAAGCCAGGCTGATAATGATAAAGGTTTTAGAGAAAGCATCTATGGAGTTTTAAAAGGTACATCTCGCGTAACATTTGCTACATTACAAGCACCTTATCAGTATCTAACTACAGTTGGTCGCGATCTTTATTCTTTAGGAAAGAAAGATAGTGTTGGCCTTACAGGTGCTTTAAAAAGTATAAACTTAGCAAATATATTCATGGGGGATACAACAAACCTAGGTCAACTTATGCAGGCTACTGCTGGAGTTGTATCTGGTAAAGGACCTATTGATACAGGTTCAGGTTTCTTCATTAACCCTGAAAGTAAAGTAGGCGCTGGACAGGCTAAGGCTATGTCTGCTTATGGCCGTGTAAATGGCAAATCATTTACCCTAGGTCGTGCAGCATTAAACAGTTTAGGTGCAGATCCAAACGGTACACCATATCGTGTAATGTCTGGTATCGTTGATGCTACTCTTTCAATAGGTACTGATCCTTCAATGTGGGTTGGTCCTGGTTCTGTAACCAAGATTATTAAGGGTGGAAAAGAACTTGCTGCAGCAAAAGGTGCTGCTCAAGCAGTTCTTGATGAAGCAAATGTTGCTAAGATAAATGAAATTAAGAATCTTACAAAAGAAGAAAAAGCCTTAATCAAAGAGCGTCATGGCGCTGAGAAGAAGATTCGCCGTACTATAGATAATACCTATATGAAGGCTGATAGAGATTTAACAAAGACTGCTCAATCTAAGAGTAATGCTATTGTCAAGAAATTAGAAAAAGCATTAACCTTTAGTGCTGGTCGTGGGGAAAAAGTAGCAGGAGATCCTGATACAGTAGCAGCAATTGCAGATGGAAGTATTGGCGACTTTGTAGTTAAAAGTATTGCTGAGAAAAAGCCTGAAGGTGTAGTTGATTCTATTGCCCAATTAGAGGCAGATTATATTAATACTGGTAAAACATTTACTGGTTTATACCTAGAAGAAGTACCTGAGGCTGGTAAATTACAGTTTGGTGCCTTTGATGGTGGAGAATATATTGTTACTGGTTCTGCAAAAGAACCTTTAGAATTATATGACATTTCACGCACCTATAAAGGTGTCTCAATGGAAGAACGTGGCATTGAGTTAGAGCGTCGTACAAACTTCTGGAATGACTTACAATTAAGATTCCAAGAAGATATATCAGATGAACTAAGAACTGTATTAACTAAATATATTCAAAAGGGTGCTGAGGGCAAGAATGCTATTCAAGCATCTGTTGATGATATTGTTTTTGATGGTGGAACTGAAAGTGTTGCTACCTTAATTGGTAGAGCCGTAGCAACTAAAAACGAAGAATTAATAAACATTGTAGAAGATGCCGTCAAGAATCAATGGCTGGCTGATGGTTATAGCAATATCCGTGCTATTAATGGTGGCATAGGTGGAGTTGTAATCACCAATGGTGCTAAGGTTGGAGCACGTCGAGTAGGCGTTACTGATGTAATAACATCACTTTCTGGTAAAGCAGAAATGAGTACTGCCCTAGGTGCTAAACTAGTTGCTTCAGTTAAAGATGCTCAACAAGAGATTTTAGAAGCAAGTACCGCTTTAGAAAGTGCTAAGGCTGCTAAAGCAGGACTTGATGGTAAGTTAAAAGAGATTGAAATCTTGCGTGATTATGCTGCTGCAGATCCAGATTCAGTTAAACAACTTCTTAATGATCCAGAAAACATTGGTATTGCCAAGTTAATGGATCTTGAAATGGAGATTGCTGATACTCAGTATCTAAAAGAATTCTATAGATCAGAAGTTGGAATAACTGATGGCTTTGGTGGAGCAGTTAAAGGTGATCTTAATAAGGCTGCCACATATTTGTTAGGAAAGCGCTTTGCTCAGATTGCAGAAATCGTAGCAAATGAGACAGACTTCTCTAGATTACACAGATTATTTGGTCGCAAACTAGATGTTGAAATGACTCAAGAATTAGTTGCTGCTACTACAAGTGACGAAGTAATATCTATATTCTTAAAGCATTTAGCAGCACCTACATCTGATCCTAAGATATTCCGTTCTCTTACTTTAAGAGCAGAAGCAGCAAAACTGGCTAATAGTCCAATATTTAAGGTTGTTCCACCAGTTGCCCAGAAAGCAATTGCTCAAGTAGAACGTATTGAAAAAGGATTTGGTCGTTACTTTACACAGTCTGTAGTATTACCTCTTGATGATATTGATAGACTTGTTAATGGTATGGAAGACTGGATGTCATCTGCCGGAATTCCTGATGAGATTATATCTAATACTGTCAATAGAATTACATCTGCTACATCTTTAGAACAACGTTCTGGTATAGTATTTCAAGAAATTGAAAAGGCTCAAGTAGCCTTAGCAAATAAGTTATCACCTGGAGATACAGCATTACAAGATGCAGTACGTGAAGCATTCCGTGCTACTGGTAGAGAAAATGCTATTATCAAGCAGTATACACCTGAGAAATTAGCAAAAGGTGAACTTCCATCTCTTGATGGAGTATTGTTAAATGGACAGACAACAACTCATACATTTGCTGGTGACCAGGCTATATTTGAATATCAATTCCTAGATGATGTAATTAGATTACCTGATACTAGAGATATTAGAAAATTAATTAGCAAGTATAACGATCATAAGATTAAATACGGCACTAAGAATGCATTAGCAGTATTCAATGCTGAAATTGGTGATCGTTGGAGAACTGCTCAACTAGCATTCCGTGTAGCATACATTATGCGTAACATTGGTGAAATGCAATTCCGTCAGTATTTCTCAGGACACGATTCATTATTTAACCACCCACTAGGCTACATAGCCATGATGATGGGTAGTCCAGATGGTGGTAAAGTAAGACAATTACTAGG